ACAATGTATACAATTCTTCATAATTCTTTAAGGGTTTCGGGAGCCGCCTTTTATTGACAGCTCCCACAGTACCCAAAAACTGTTAATCCTTATTTATTCGGATTAAGATTAAGCAATGGTTGGAATTGAACCTACTGCATCATATGTTATATGACCAGTAACTATCCACTGTCCATCAACGGCACAATAGATATTAACTTCACTACCAATATTCACATCATCAACTATTGTAATAGCAACTGTACCATCAGTTACTGAAAGTACATCACCATCACCAGCTGCATCACCTTGAACTGAACAATTGATTTGTCCAACAAAGTCATCTGAAGCTGCTCTAGTAAGTACTCTGTCACTTGTAGCTTGCTCAACTTGCCAAAGAAATTTGACATGCCTTCCTGCAAGTGCCAAGGGCATTGTAATTACACGAGAAGTACTTGCATCTGCGGTAAATACAACGATTGATGTATTTTCTGCTACTGTTCCAGCAGCATCTGCTAATGCTTGATATTCATTAAGCTGCTCTTTCTTTAATGCTACATATTGAGCACTATTCTTATTAAGTCTATCAGCTTTCATCTTATACTCCTTGTAGGTGTATTAATGCATGAGTCTCAGGAAGAGAAACTTCAAGACCTGCTTCTGTAAGAATCATGTCTTTCCGTAAGTCCTCATCCGCTGACTGTACATTAGTTTGGATTGAAGTATCACGATTGATACCATTACCAACAAGAGGTCTATAAGATACATGGTCTAAATCAACCATACACAAGAAACCTGCAGATTGTCCTCTGAATAGAGGTTCTTTTACCATTGAGATATCACCATGAATAGTTTCAATCTTCATTACTTTATGACCAAATGCCCCCTGACTTCTTTCGAAGTTATAACGACTAGGGCTAGCTGATGCACCTAAAGAAGTATCAATAAAACTATCAGCTCCCAATTTATTAAATTGAGAGACTACAGGCAATGAAGCCAATGCTAACTTAGAAGATGTTCCACCTCTAGCTGGGTCAAAGATAACTTCAAAGTCACTTAGAAGCGAATCATATGTCCAAAGAGCTGCAGTTATCGTTTTAAGATAAGCCTTGTCTTCGTTGTATGACATCTGAGATTCATCAGCAAGTTCAGCCTGAGAGTTAGCAATAATATGACCAACTATACCATCGGTATAATTGACACTATTAGTTGAAGCTCTCATGCCAAATAGCATAGCTCTTTCAATATCAACCTTATGTTCTCTGAGTTTCAAATTCCAGATACGTTGCCATTCATCAGCATATCCACGATAGACAGTTGCTCTTGCCGTATTAGACATTTCACAAGCTGTCTTGAAGATTTGAGTATAACCGTAGTCATTGTCAAGCTTTTGAGACCAAACATCTGGAGAACCTGTACCTTCTTCAAACGCAGTTCCTATTACAGTACACTTAGCATTAATTGGCACTGTTAAAGCTGCCGCTGATGCTTTTGCGATAGTACGAACCGTAGCGGTGCTATAAGCACCTGAATCTACAACAGATTCAACACGAACTACACACCATTCTGGCTGTGCTGTACTTGTATCTACAGTACCACAAGCTATAACCATCCCCGGAATCAACCAATCAACTGAGACTGGTGTTGAATCCGTAGTATCAAATTTTGCTGTTGCAGTACTTCCTACCGCAGCTGCTGTAAATGCAGCCTGCGTTTCAAAAGCCCTGTCAGCAATAGATATTTTGGTTCTATCTTCTAGAAATCGAAACTGAGAGTCTGAAGTGGGTACTTTTCCTACTTTGGACAAATATACGAAAAACGGAGATTCTTCAGGAGCTAACTCTGCTATCCTATCACTAAAGTCGAATAATCGTCTTGAATGAAAATCAGTTGCAGAGACTCCGGGAGTTCTACTACCGCTCGCCGATAAAGGCCCAGCACTATATGTTGCCATATTTAGTACTCCTTATTGTTTTTGTTTATTTCAAAACATTACTTCTACTTCCCGCACTAACAACAGCATCCCACATTTGGTCTTTATCAGACTTAGGGGAGCTGGCAGGCTGTCCTTGAACAGCCCCTACAGTACGAGGAGTCTCTTTTGCGGCTTGCACCGCGCCTAATGAATCAGTAGAAGATTTATTGCCACCCGTCTCGGAACGCCATACGTTTATTAACGTATCAAGACTAAGGTTACTTGTCGGATTTGTTGACCATTTCATAAAATCATCAACTTCAGCATTCGACATTTTATGGCTACCCCTCAACTCATTCACAGTTTCGTTCAACATCATCTGTTCCTTTAAACCGGACATCTGAGATTGAACAGCCTGATTGACCACTTCGCTTTCCTGCTTTTGGCGGAATTTGAAACTTGGTGAATCGGGCTTATAGTAGGCATCCCAAGGATTAAAATCCTCTTCGGATAATGGAGGTGATTGATTACTATTCTGATTGACGTTAGCTTGTTTCTGCGATTCCGCGAACTGCTTAGCTATATACTGCATATCCTGACGCATTTTATCATTTTCAGACACTTGCTTATCATGCATTGACTGAAACTTCTTTGCTTCAGATTCCCAGTTCATATCGTAAGTTTCGCTCTGTTGAGACGCATCCTGCGTAACATTATCATAATATCCCGCGGGTTCCTGACCCTCTACAGGGGCAGTTGCTTCATCAATTTGTACTTCTCCAACCATCTCATTGGCTTCATTCATAGTATTACTCCTTATGCGATGTCTCTATAGTTCAGGAACTGAACCGAGACCTTCTTGGAAATCTTCCATAGCAGGTCTCAATTTTTCCACTTCAAGCTTCACCGCGTTGTCAAGCTTATTAGCTTGGATTCTCCTATCAGCCTTGGCATCTGACTGAACTCCAGAAATTTTAGATTTAAATTTTTCAACTTCAACCTTCTTTCTGTCGCTGACAGATTCCCTACGTGCAGTCTGCAGGTCACCCTGCAAATCTTTATTCTGCTTCGTCAGTTGCTCTACCTGACTCTGCAGTTGAGCAATCTCACTCATTCTCTTTATGAGACCCTCTTTATCAAATATTTCAGGATTCTTCTTTATCACTTCTATCCTGTCTATCAAACCTATTTGGTATGCTTCAAGATATACAGAAAACTCCGCCCACTTACTTGTAGGTAATGTAGATCCGGGTTCAATACTGATATCATGCTGGCCAATATGATGACGATCTTTAGCAACATCCATAATTGTTTCCAAATAATCATCATAATAATTGACCATCACCTCATTTACATTATTGTTGGCTTGTCCCAGTCTGAACATCTTCTTGAATGTATAATGCCCTTTTGATAACCCATACAAGACCTGACCAAGCTTTCTTATACTAAATTCTATATCACGCAGTTTCGACTTAGGACGCTCAGATCCCTGAGCAAGCATTCTTTCTGTACCCCTTACAGTCTCAGGTGCCTTATCTGCAAAACCATGCATAAGTTCGGGCAAACCAAACGTAAAGTCAATGTAAAATTCACAAGATTGTATTAATTTATAGAATTCGCCTGCCAGTGGTGTTGGTGCTGGGAAATGAGGTTCTCCCTGAGATGAATCAACCTCTATGACAGCATTGGGATTGGCCCAATCCTGCTCTAACTGACCAATATCATCAACACTGCCTATTGGAACAATTAATTTCAGACCCGCGCTGGCTTGAGCATGAGACAAAGCAAGTGACCAGAGTTTATTCAATAGTCTCTGCATAGGTCTTGCCCTTGAAATATCAGACCTTGGATATGGAGTTCCTGTATATATATTAGGCAAAGGTACGATGGGATATAAGTCAGTATTGAGGATGGACTCGTACAGAACAACCTCCCCTACAGAACAAACTATACCCACGCGGGTCTGTAAAATCTCCTCAAATTGAGCAAGCCCTTCTTCAAATATACCGGGATTATCAGCAAGAAACTGTTGAAACTCCCTTTCATCAAGTATCATTTCTTCCTGACTTCTGGAATCAACAATATTATAATATGACACTCTAGTCTTAAAAAATCTTTCCAGTACCTGATATTTCTCCTGATGTGTCCATTCAAGATCTTTTGCCTCATCAGGGGTAAATGTCTTCTGCTGATTACTATTTTGAGTTGCAGGATAATCATCATCACTATATGATGATATATGCTGTATTATGCCCGGTTCCATCTCTCCGGTCTCAGGATTCATTTGAGGCCCAAGTTCAGGATATATATTCAAGATCTGTTCACCAGTAAGTATAGTAGACAGTATCACACTATCAGCATCATTAAAATACCTATCTCTTGAAGAAGATGGTACATATACTCTAAAAGGATCAACAGAAGTGAATTTTATCTCTCCTTTTCCAAAATCTGCTTCAGTATCTATATATGCGTATAAATATCCAAGACCTGTAGTAGAATGGTCATGTATGGCCTGTTTCAGATGTGTATTACCATCTGATATCTCCCATACATAACTCATTATCAAACGCCATAGTTTAGCAACTTTAACGTCTGAATCCTCCCTTGGTATCACAGTAAAGGCTGGAGCCTTTGAAGTAAGCATGGCCTTCAGCTTCTCTACTGCAGGGCCAACCCTGTCCATAGGAACAGCAGCTTGATTACGGGATTCCATCTCATCGACCTCATTATCGCTGAAATGATTTCCATAGAAAAAATCTATATCTGTACGAGCTTCCGTATCCCAGCTAGAACGAGCATCACGATAACGCTCAAAAAGCTCCTGAGATACCTTAGCCCTTGGATCTTGCTCTATTTGCATTTATACGTTATGAATATATAGCTAAAAAATACAGTATGTCAACAAAAAATAGCATTTTTTTAATTAACTCTTGCTCCAGTGAACCAATTGTACTTTCTAAACATTTTTCGTTCAGGCTTCTTACTATATTCATCTTTTGTCATTTTCTTGCTCAATGGAGGCTTTGCATAATAATCAGCATAATATAAAGCATCCATAAGGTCATCATTCTTCGGAAAGGGATGTTCAAAGAACTCATCGACTATTTCCGTCATATTACGCCTTATATAAAGTCTTTTACTATTTACCAATGGCCCCAGCGATGTTTCCAGCCTATCTTCCTTTTTTATACCACCGGGAGGTTTAACACCCTTAAATATACCGGGCATCAACCTTCTATCTGTCCTTGCCATCCTAGTGACCATATCCCTAACCATTTCCTGAGCAGCTACAGTTTCTATGGTAACTCTCTTCACAGGCTGATATTTCTTAGCAATTTCAATTATTTTGTCAGGTAGATCGAATGTAGGTATCCTTTCCCTGAAATATTCCAATATATACCTATTATTCTCCTTATCAACTGCTATCACAACAATTGCCTGATAATCCGACTTCTTTGTGGCCGTAGCAGCAATATCGACACCAATATAGATATTGACCGGGATCATGTCCTTATCAGCATCAAGATATGCAAATTTATCTTTTGGCTGAAAAGAATAGTTATGATACTGTATCCTATCAATTTTGAACGATGCATCAGATATATCCCTAGCATCATTCATATACTCCTGTGCATACTTATTAACAAGACCAGCTTCTATAAACTCCCTTTTCTTGGATTCAAGCTTGGATATAGGGAATTGATCAGGCCATAACGGCTTATCATTCTCAATTGCCCTGTAGAATGTCACATCCCAAGGATATATCCTTTCCTCACGCTTTGCATCCCTGTATCCCTCTACTACCATCTGTAGAAAGCTGTCATAATGTACAATAGTACCTGCCATCCATATCCATCCCTCATTACCCGGTGACTCCTCAAGGGCTGGGAATACAGTTGATACGATCCATCTTTTGATCTCACTCCTTCTTTCAGGTGTCTTAGTATTCAACTCGGACTCGAAATCATCAAGGATGATACCAGTATACCGTACATCTATCTCAGTTCTACCACGCAAACGCTGAGAAGTTCCCTTTGCTATCAATCTATCTCCCTTAGCAGTGACAATATCCTTTTCAGTCCATCTACTACCAACAGCATCGCCTGCCATATTGCCAAAATAGTACTTCAGTTTATCATTATACTCTATATGGGTCTTTACATACTTAAGGTGATCAATAGCCTGTCCCTGTTCCTCAGCAACCCAAGCCATGAATAGTCTGGAACCCTGAGGAGAGAAACACATTTTATGTAGAATCGCCGCTTTCGATAGAATTGACTTCCCAAATCCACGTGGCAATATATTACATATCCTTGCCCCCGGTTTAGTGGATATAAGTTTTTTAGACACTTCGTGATGAAATTGTGGAGAAGCACTCTTATTTAAAAAATCCTTCGGCAAGAATGCCCTACCAAAGTACAAAAGGTCTTTATATGTCCTTTTCAGTACATCATCGTTATGTTTTGACTCTGATGGAGGCGGGACTATATTGAACGATTTTACGTCAGGCTTCGCCATATATATCTACTTTATCACTATTTCCGACCATTATCAATATATCATGATCTATATATATAGAATGACAATATCTACAACTATATCCTACAGGAGAATATATTTCATTGAATACGATGAATTTGTCCATCATTCTTATACCATTATAGCATACCCTACATTTTCGTATACTACTCACTATGACAGGCATATACTTTAGTGGTATATCACTACGGAATGTCTTTTTCAGCATGGGCCATCAATTCTGCTTTGGCACCTTCAAGCTGTTTTAACTGTTCACTTGTAAATCCCTGAAATACCGTCAAAGACTCAGTTTTCTTGTCACTGGGAAACATTCCTGCTATTTTCATTAATATCTCTATGGCCCTGAGCTTATCAGAGTCACGGCCACCGTCATTATCAATTATATGCTTAGCATTACCTAAAAGATACTCTTCATCAATACCAACACTACCAAGCATCTTCTTTGTCTCTTTACTTACCAATTTCTGAACCCTTTCTGTCTTTAACAGCGAATTTGCAGCTGACTGTGCGTATTTATTGTTATTTGTGGGAAATATACGTAAATAAGCCTGATCAGGAGGCATACCCTGAGCACAGTACTTTGCGAATATGACCTCACGTCCATTTGGCAATTTATCATTCTTACGAAACTGCCTCGGTCTTACAGACTTACTGAACCTGTATATATCATCTGCGGGCTTCCCTGCTATGTATATATTGTTCCTGATAGGATATGTTCCCAATAATGTACGTATATAACGCTCTCCATTACTGAATTCTCCACGTTGGAGTACTTTACATACCTGACCATCATCTGTCAATATCCAAGAATTGATGGGGGCAGTCCGCCAATCTTCATGATAATCGGCATCCTCATTATCATAAAACTCGTCTTTATCACTGTAAAGACATTCTGTACGGCCATTTACCAATTTAGAGAACAAAGTGTCACTCCCAACCTTATTACTTTATCGCCTATACGGCGCCCTCCGGACACTTATTTGTCTCCACTTATTGGTTGCCCCCATACAAAAGTCTTTCCATTCGTTATATCTACCACATCCAGCCTGAAATCACCATTAGGGAACCAATCAATGATACCAAATGCGTGAGCCCAGTTCACATAACGTCCTTTCAGCCATATATTGGAATCAGCAGACATATCCTTTAAACATCCAAGGCTGAACCCATGATGAGCCCCATCAACGTGGGTAACACCTATACGCTGTACATCATGCACATGGCCATACACTATATTCTTACCAAGATTCATAGCATGCTGTCTGGTGTGGTAGACAGTGGTGTAATGACCACCATGATAAAAGTACAATTTTCCAATTTTTAGGTACTTTCCGTATTTATAGTACTTATACCCCCGATCTTTAAGATTCATGATGTTCTTGAACTCATATTGGGACAAATAGGGGTATTCCTCAACAAAGAAGTTCAACCAATTATCATGATTTCCCTCTATCATGTGTTTTTCAGTACATTTCACCTCTTTAAGCACATCATCGAACCTATCAAGCCCCTTATTTACCAATTCAGCCTCTTTTACCAGATCATCTATGGTATATTCCAATGGAGGCCTTCTTCTACGCTTATACCGCCATGGTGAAACACTATGCCATTCACCAAGATCACCAAGGCAGATGAATATTTCAGGTTTTACAAGCTTTATGGCCTTCAGCACACAGCTAATGGCCTTATCATCTTGAAAAGGAAAATGGACATCAGGTATGACCACAGCCCTCTTATGTTTATTTTTTGTTCTTGCCACCGCTTTTTCCTGTCTTTCGCTGATATATGACTATGCCATCCCTTTTTCTAGCCATATCAGTAGGCATATCATCCCTAGCCATAGCTATAGCTATACGGCCACCAGAATCCTTGAAGGCGTCAGCACCCTTACCAACAGCTTCAATGACCATTAAATGTCTTAAATTACAGTCGCAACACCATAAATGGAAAAAAGACTCAGAATCCACTACGAAAGCCTCATCATCGAATGTTTTAATGTGCATCTATATTCCCCTTATAACAAAATTCTCAAAATAACTGCATTTTTCATTAACTTGACACGGCTTACCAGCATATTTCTTACGTAATCTTACGTGAAGTAACTCATTTTCCCTGTAAAAGAACGCTCCAATACAATTGCCGTTATCCCAGTTAGCACAGTGCTGTCTTGCTTTGTCCTTTAGGGACGCCACTTGATCTTAACAGGGGTTCTCAAAGCCTTCATTACAGGGTCTTCCTTAGGCCTACCACGTTTTCTCTTCATTTTTGTACTTCCTTTCATGTTGTATGAATATAATTATCAACCAGTATGCCATTCAAGTCTTTATTTTTCCCCATAGCAGTACGTTATATGCATATAATAATAGCTATAGCTATAGCTATATTATATAATATATATATATATAAAGCATATATTACGAAAATGTGTGGAAATTGAAAAAATTGGTGTACAATGTGTGAGAGTCTTTATCCCCGCCCCCTATTGGGTCTTTTTAGTTACGAGGGTTAGGGATTTGGTTGAGGTTTCAATTATACATAATTCATGGTATATGACAAACGCTATGATTTTCTGAGGTAGGTGTAAAAATAAGTTCACGTCCGTAACTACACTATATACAACAAGACACTGACATTTAATTAGTATGTCGTGTCTTGTATCTATTGTCCTGTGATTTTTATTTGAATCTTGATATATTTAAAGATTGATTAGGAATTCTGGTGGTGGTATGTTCTGGTGTGATAAAAGGAGAAAACACGATGGGAAAACCCCTTAAGAATGCTACGAAAACTAACGTAGTAGGAAAAGGGATACGGTACTCTGATCATGACGTATTCAAATCAGTGTCGACTCGTTCAGACTTGACCAATGTAGGGACTGTCATATTTAACAACATGAAAAAACCCTATGTAGATAAGGACGGGATTATTACTGATAACAAAGGATACTACACTATGCTATACGGTCTAAGGG